GTGTAGTAGTGAACGGCAGCTCTTCAATAAGAAGAGGCATATCCACGAATCGGAGAAGCACGGAAACCGATTGTCATGCAGGGCTTGCCGTGCTCATCGAGAGTGGCGGAGTAATCGACTTCCAGAAGCCTGTCGGTACTCCAACCGATCTCGTCAGACTCAGCTGTTCTCGGAAGACCGAGACGGTCCCAGAAATCAGTGAGCGACGCATAAGACTCGTTGATGACCTGAGAATTCAGATCATTGACGGCCTTCCGAATAGTCTCCATGTCGCTGTTGAAATAACGACCGGAGTGCAGATCCATGCAGAGAGTCGTGCCGCCATTCTGGATGACCACGAGCTGACTCTTGCTGACGGGGTTTTTGTTGACGCGATCCTGAGCGATCTCGTCCTTGACCGTCTGTTCCCTCTTCGGCCCCATCTTCTCAAGGACCTTTTCGCGGTATTCCTCGAAGGCCTTCTCAGAGATGTTGTAGGCCGAGATCAGAGCCGCAACACGGCGATTCCCAATCCGGTTGGCGAAGATGATGGCGCTGGCTGTCATGACGGCAGAGCCAGCAGCAGGAATATACAGCTTCCAGACGAGTTCGAACTTCTCCTGAAGCTCAATAGGCTTGATGTCTTCGCCCGTGACGTCGGCCTCGTCGAAGCGCTTGATATGTTCCTGGTTGAGAATTTCAGCAGCCTTGAAGGTCGCCTTTCCCGTGAGGTAAGCCGTCGTGACCACCCCGGTAACACCGATTGCCGTGAGAATCGCGGGCGAGTTGTCTCTGGCGATCTTCCCGGCACGCTTGGCAAGCGCTCCGAAATCCATGGTAAAGCTCCTGTCTAGTCGCCAGAACCCGGCGATCCGTAAGTCTACTACTTCTCGTCGGTCTTACTGATCTTATCGATCAGGATACTACCGGCAGTCCATCCAGCGCCTAGGCAAACACCAGTCAGAAAACACTGAGTGAAGTACTTGACGGAGGAGAAGATCTTGGGCATGATCATTCCCTTTCAGAAAAACGAAAACCCAAACACCTTGGTTAGGGGTGTCTGGGCTTCTGAGCATCCGGGGAGGTTGGATGTCAGTCCTGAGGGGTCTCGTCCTTCTTGTTGGCCGACCTCTTCTGTCGCACTACGAAGTAGGTGATGGCGGCACTCACGGCGGTGGCGACGACAGCCTTCTTCACGAGCTGCTTGCGGGCAGTGTTCGTGTCGTTGGTCTCGTCACCCTCGGTCTGAGCGGCCATTTCCTTCTTCGCCTTTACGGCTTCCATGGCGGTGGTCAGGATGGACTGCTTGGTCTCGGACATGGGGTTCCAATCATATAGGGGTCTCACTATAGGGCATGTAAATCTTGCGAGGAACCCATGATCAAAAAGCTTGTCGGAAAATTTCCGCCCGGGATTTTTGCCAAAACGAAAACCGAAACTCCTTGTGGGAGTCGCGGTTTCAAATATAACTCTACTAGTCCTTGCTGGGCGTTCTTTTGACGGCGATCTGGGCGGCAGCGGTCGTAACGGCGGAAGTCACGATCACAGCTCCGACGACGATTCCAACATGCGTCACGAAGTCCTTGGAGATCTTTGCGATCTTTTCGGGACTCATGTGACTGCACGTCTTCTTCTCATCGGAAACGGTTTCGTTCTTCGGTGCTTTAACCATCTGAACCTGGAGGGCACGCTTCTTTCCAAACATGGCAGGGCCTTTCGTAGGGGTCTCATTATAGGACATGTAGGCCCTGCGAGGCTAAAAAATATAGCCCATGAAAAACGAAGAAGGCGTGCAAGAGTGGGGTTTCTCTCACACGCCTTCCGCGTTTGATCTGCTGTTTCAGGGTCGATCTGTTACCTGGATCGAGTCACGAAGCCGAGGGCTTTCGAAGTGATGATGCCTGTCCTCTCGAATCCAAGGATCAGCGCGATACCGACGATGTTGCCACCGATAACGGCCAGTGTTTCCATGCTGATACGCTTCCGGGCCTCGATGTCGTCCTGCTTGAGTGCGGTTTCGGCCTCACGGAGCGAAACGGTAGCTGCGACTTCCTGCTTACGAGTGTTGAGCTCGCTCATCCGCAAGTCGTGGTTGGCGCTGTTTTCTTCCTTCCTGTTTTGAAGCTCGTCTTGCTTCAGCTTTAGGTTGGCAGCGTTTTCCGCGGTCTTGGTTTGAGCATCGCTCTTCTTCAGCTCGTAGCTGGATGCAGCCTCGTCTTGCTTCACGAGGTTTTCGATCTCCTTGATCTTGAGATCGACATCGATTGCCTTGATCTTGTACAGCTTGGTCAGCTGGTCCGCCAGCTTGGCGTAATCATCTGAATCTGTGCTGACTCCTTGCATGTCAGAGAGCACACGCGCAATAGCTTCTTCAAGCTCTGTCGAGTGCGTAACTGTCTTTTCGGCGAACAAAGCGCCTCCTTACATAGGGGTCTCACTATAGGGCATGTAGACCCTGCGACCCAGGAGGCACTACTGACTCACGATGGGGTTACTACCCGTATCGTTCTCTACCCGAAACGTGACCTCGTCCTTCTTCTCTATCTTCTCCGGGTCTTCGTTGAGCTCGAGGGTGAACGTCTTTTTTTCGTCCGTCTCCTCGACTACGATTGCCCCGGCATATCTGGCGTCACTTTTGTTGTACGACTTCGTCGACACTCCAAGAAGAACGCCGAGGAAAGTGTTGAGAGCTGCTATGCTCCCAACGACTTCTTCAGATTTTGGAAGGTTCCAGATTTGGGCCAGCGCGAAATATAGAGCACCGACCGCTGGAAAAATGAGAGTAACTGACTGCTTCAACGCGTTATACTTGGCGTCGCTAAGCAGTGGACTCTTCGCGGCGTGTGACGATTCGCCCATGGTCGATGCTTTCCCCATTTCGTGTGCGCATCTCGAATACCTCGGCGTAGTTCTGCGGAGATCGTATCGGAAGTCCCGATACTTCGTTCATGATCCTTTCTGCGACCCCGTTTCCCCCAAGAGCCTTGTAAGGCTCGTAGAAGTAGTTGCGGTAGTCTTCGTATTCATCCCGGGTGATCCAACCTCGCTCAATATAGCGCATACCGAGATGATTCAACCTGTCGTAGACTATCCCCATCAGAAGTTTGGTGGTTGCAGACTTCTTATCGCTTCTCCGTATAACGTAGGCCCAGAAGCCTGACGAAGCGAAAACAGCGAGCAGCGAAGTCAGAACAAGCTGAGCCCAAACGTCCACGAAAAAGTCCTCCCCATTCTCCCGGATTTCGAGAGAATAAATATGAACCACTATTATTTTGTTCTTTTCCAGACCCCCACATCACGCGTCCAAGCTTCTGCCATCTTCCACACGCCACCAACTCTGACGTAAGGAACAGCGAGTTTCCATTGCGTACCTACTTTGATGTAAGCCCCTGCAACAGTTCGCACCTTCGTGGTTGCTGACCACGCGCTCCATCCGACGGAATTCTTAGCTCGTACCGTGAAGTAATAAGTTATTCCAGGTACAAGACCGTCGACCACCTGCGGCGACTTTGCCGATACGATTCCTACTGGTATTGACGGAGTGGTTCCATATCCGATTTGGTAAGCAGTTATCTTACTTCCATTGTCGTCGTTCGGTGAGAACGCAACATCTACAGAAGTAGCTGTGACGCTTGAAATGAGGGGTGAACTGGGTGCATCAGGGACGTCCAGGGTCGTGGCCTTTGCTCTGCCAGACCAAGGACTCCAGCCTTCTGAATTGTGGCATCGGGCCCAAATATAGAAGGTTGTCCCTGAGGCAAGACCGGTGACAGTTGTCCATCGATCTGAATTGAACAGCGTTTTCGACTTGCCTTCGGGATCTCTGTCTACACCCAGTTCTCGAGCATTGATTGCGTCGCCACCATTACCGTTGTCCTCGAATCTAGCGGTAATGCTGTGTTCACCGACGCTTGTTATCTGAGGGGTTGTTGGCGCCTTCGGAACAGTAGCCATGGAAATACCTACTCGATGATCTTGAAGTAGATATCCCCATCATTACCTCCGCTTGGGTTAGCGGTTCCCGAAGATATCCCTCCTGCAGTACGGTATGCAGATTTTCCCGTTGGGATGAGTGCCTTAACCAATGCGAGAAAATCCCGAGTACGGTTGATTTCCAGTGCTCCCCAGCGAACTCGGCCTTCTTCGCCGGTATCCGGAACTATAGGGTAACCAGCCGCTTGTGCCTGATCTCCGACAGCCATTCGTAGCCTCCTTCGCTAAGGTTGATTTTCCCAGTACTCGGTTTCACCCATCTCAATCCACTGCTTGTTGTTCAGCCAAGAGAGCCATGAGCCAGTGTTGATGAACGTGTTGACGGTAAGCGTAGGATATGAACGCTCGCCTTCCTTATCAGACACGAAAATCTGTTCTGTGACTCGCATGTTGTTGGTAGCGCCATCCGTACTACGGACCTCGACAATGTCGCCGAGATTGTAGTGGATACCATATTTGAATTGGCTGTTCTGGCTGATCTCACCATCGAGATTCTGATTGACACGGGTTTTTGCCAGCTCTTCATTACCACGCTGTTGTAGTGCAGTAATCACATCAGGATTATCCGATGTAATATCACTGGCATTAACTACCAGAACCTTGCGTTCGAACCCTTCCACTTCCGGATCAACACCCACAGCATATACCATCTGAAAACCGGCCGGAGAATATACATAAGCTACGTTCTTCGCCTTATCGATGGTCGTGAGTTCTCTGGTGTTCTGAAGGTTGTCCAGTTCTGGAGTGAATACGACTGACGGCAGTGTCGTTTGACCGGTGGTACGGTCACTTCCTGTGTAGATGTCGAAATACAGCTGCGACATATCAAAGTTACGCAGAATCCGGAAACCCATATTCCAGACCGTGCAAATATCCTTGATGGCGTCGTATACTGTCGTCGGGTCCAATTCGACAGTGATGTCGTCAGTCGATTCTGGAATTGTGTCTTCAGGCATGAAAGTTCCCTCAATGATAAAGGGAATCACATCACCTGAATTCAGAATTCCAGTAACGCAAATATCATGAAAGATTTTCCTCGCAATATCCGCGGGAGTATCAGTGATAACCCACTTTGGGGAAGTGGTCAAATCACTAAGAGATTCCTTTGCAACGCGATCGAGAAGAATTGCTTCCAGAGATCTGCCTTGTACCGAGAGAATTTTCGATCCTTCGGAATCCACCGAATCCTCAATGGTTTCAACCATCATAACTCGATAGGATTCATTCATGGAAAGAAGCATACCCGGAATGAGAAGACGTCTACTGTCAACAGTAGAGCGAATATCCAGCTGGAAATCGCCGTATTCATTGAATCTCTCGGTCCATATAAGAGACTCGAAACTGTCGATAACGCTTTCCCGACGAAGTAGGGGGTCCAGAGTGTAAACTTCCATCACAGACCCCCATACCTGGTAATGTATTCAATGCTGTAAGGAATAGCAGCTCCTTCCGCGTAAACACGGACGAAGTTGTCTCCTGGCATGAATTCAGTCCAGGTTGATTGTGGAGATATCCCGTACAAGACTGAGCTGTCTACTCCCATACGAGTCAGGGTTGCCCCCTTGAGACCGGAAACAGTACTAATAGTCAGCACGTCGCCAGCCTCAAGGGGGGCAGAGAAGTCGAGCACACGAATATCGTCATTCGGGGCTCTGTGGTAGAGCGTGAACTCGCTTAGAGTCCGGTCGACATTGAGAGTGAACAACAGTCCCGTTTCAACGGTACCCTCGTAAGTGACAGGTATTTCCGTCGTACTCGAAACCGTCGAGCTATTCATCACAACCGGCGTCGCGTCCCAGAAATCGGGATCGAAGCAGATGATCGAAATATCTACTACCGGTTCCTGCGTGAAAAGAGCAGATTCGAAAGTCTCCACTCTTCCCTCAATGTCGACTTCCAGATCATCCATAACGAAACGAAGACTGATCGAGGATTGAGGCATGAAGAAAGCGTATAGACGATTCCTCAGTTCTCTCACGGTCTCAGTCAACGGATCGGGATCAAGACCGAGCTTGATCGTGATATTACGGGTTTCTCTCCTGCTTGACTGGTACTGAGCACCAGGCATCTGAGCAAAGCTCGTCGACACCAGAGTCGCTTTTACCGGATCAAGACCTTCAACTTCCTGGACGATCAGGCCGTTGTCAATGTCCTCCAGCGGCAGGGTCAGCAAGTCACCGTTAGGTGTTCTGACTTCTACTTGAACAAGCATTACGTTGACAGAGCCCCCTTCGCTGTGGATAGTTGATTCTTCGTCTGGCGATAAATATCCGCCGAAGACAAGGCCTTAGGAGAGTTGTTGTACTGGTTGTAGACGACCGAAGGCTGAACATCCTTCGTAGTTGGCCCGGACGAACCGGTGTTCGCCTGAGTTTGAGAGATGATCTTCGCCTTGTTGTAGGCGGAGCTCGCGGATATAGACGCAGTATCAAGCATTCCGCCGATCTTCGTGGCATCCTTCTTGACTCCGTCCAGATCCAGAACTGGACTGATAACCGGCTTCGTGTCGATCTCTCCGTCAACAGCTTCAGCCATTTTGGAAAGCGATTTACGAAGCGAGTCAATAGCCGTATCGCCCATGTCCTCTGCAGATTTGGCGACGTCTCCGGTCGAGTCCTTGAAGCCCTTCGTCAGACCCTGCGCAGAATATCCACCGAGTTCGGCGAACACCTTCGAAGGAGACTTGATTCCGAGCTTCTTCTTGAGAGCCTTGACCATCGCATCGGCGATAGCATCCATTTGCTTCTCGATGGCCTTGCGCTGTTTCTTCAAACCCTCGACAATGCCGCGAGCAGAGTCAACAGCAGCCTGGTAGAGCTCGCTCGAAGCCTCTTTACCAAGCCCCTTGCCAACCTTGTTCAATTCCTTGTTAAGGGAGTTGATCTGGTTGACACCACGCTTACCACCAGCAAGGAGTTCTTGGACGAATGGCAGAGCTTCAGGACCAGTGGCGAGAAGGTCTTTGTACATTTCGTCATTGATACCGAGATCACGCAGTCGAGCCAAAGCATTAGCGAACACCTTCGTGTCCTCAACCTGCTTCTTGAGATCTGCGATGTAGTCGGCGACCTTCATCTCACCGGTAGCACTCGGAATATCCGAATACTGGTCCTTGATCTGCTTGTTGTAGTCGTCCCGGGTTCGGATCGCATTTTGCAGTCTTTGCTGAGCTCGTTCGATCTTGCCAGTCAGTTCATCGTACCTGTCCGCAAGACGTCCGAGTCTCCTCTGCTCATCATCAAACTGCTTATTGAGCTGGTTTCTCGTGGACTCTGCAGCAGCTTGCTCTCTTCTGGCCCGAGCTAGCTCCTTGGCTACCTTGATGGCTCTTCGCTTGTCCGCCTTTTTGTCAGAATCCCGAAGCTGCTTCAACTCCGCTTCAAGTTGCTTGACTTCCTGTCTGGAATCGCTGACAAACTGCCGCAACGCTCCCTTAAGAGTACTGAACGCCTGATTGATCTCCTGCTTGTTTCCGTCGATGCCCTTCCTGAAACCCTGAACAACGAATTTGCCGATCTTCATGAATTCTTTGGAAGGAGAATTGATTCCCAGAAGATTCATCGCTCCATCAAGAGCTCCCTGGGCCATGTCCTTAGCGGCTTCCGCAATGACGCTGGCACCACTAGCTAGACCATCAACCATGCCCTCGATGATGGCCGTAGCAAGCTCACCACCGGCTTCGCCAAGCTCTTCCGAATGTTCGTCGATAGAGTCAGCAACACCGTTGATGAGATCGATGATCATCTCTGCACCTGCATCTGCGATATCCAGAGCAGCCTCACCGATGGCTTCGATGAACTCGGTAACGATATCTACAGCAGAGTCAACGACATCGTCAATGTTATCGGCGATACCATCGAGAACGCCAGTCAACAGACGAAGACCAGCATCCACCATCTGTGGCACGTAATCGGCCATCTGGTTGTACATCATCACGAGCATCTCGAGCAGTAGCTCAACAGCCCGAGGCGTTACTTCTTCGATAGCATCAAGCAACGCATTGAGTACTTCGGTGATAGCTCTGGTAATGGCAGGACCAGACTCCCCAATCACCTCAGCAAAGGCGATCAGTCCGAGTCCGATTTGTTCCATCACCATTGGAATGAGGCCAACCAGACCGGCCACGATCCCCACGATAGCCGCAGTTCCAGCGACACCAGCCGCAGCAAGAGCCGTAAGGCCGGTTGCGAATAGAAATACGCCTGCGCCAGCCGCAAGCATACCGATACCCAGAAGAGTAACAGCGGCACCCAGAGCCAGCATTACGGGTACGACAGGACCAAGCGCCAGAGCCGCCAGACCGAATACGGCGAACACACCAGCCAACATGAGAAGGCTAGTACCGATCTCGGCTAGAGACATCTGACTGAACATCATGAGAACGGGTGCCAGAAGCTTCAGAGACGCAGCAACAATGAGAACTGCAGCCGCACCCGGAAGAGCACCCTGCATGACGAACAATGCTGCTGCGATGATCCCCAGGGTACCGGCAAGCATAGTCATCGACTTGCCGATCTCTTCCCAGCTGAACTGAGCCATCTCATCGAGAACCTTCGCAATCTCCTTGAGCGCGAAAGCCACAATGAGGACACCAGCCGCACCGAGAATTGCCGCCGGGGGAATCACGTACAAAGCAGCTGCAATGATGGTCATAGCACCGAGCATTGCAGTGAGACCACGTCCGATCTCACTCCAGCTCATTTGCCCCATCTCGTCAAGGGCGTCAGCCACCATACCCAGCGACAGAGCTACTAGAAGAACTCCGCCACCACCCAGGATGGCCTGAGCAGGAATCAGCTTAAGTGCAGCTGCGATAATCGCCAGCCCACCAGCCAATCCCGCCATACCCTTGCCTAGTTCACCCCACGAGAGTTTGGAAATATCCTTGAGTGCGTCGGCAAGTAGACCGATACCGACGGCGAGAAGAACAATTCCAGCACCCTGAGCGAGCCCCGCGGCACTTGCTTTGGAGAATTTAGTGAAGAGAATCAGAGCTCCGAGAAGAGCACCGACCCCAACCAGTCCCTGAGCCATCTCCTCCCAGCTGAGCCCAGAAATATCCTTGACAGAATCAGCAAGTAGCTTGATTGCTGCTGCCAGAGCAATCATCCCGAGACCAGTAGAAATCATCTTTCCGGGATTACCCATAAGCTGAGAGACGCCAACAAGGGCGCCAAGCAAACCTATGACTCCGGTAAGACCTTTACCGAGCTCCTCCCAACTGAGCTCAGACAGATTCTTGACTGCGATAGCCAAGATGTTGATCGCGACTCCGAGAAGAATCATAGAAGTAGCTACGAAGGGCATCTTGGCGAAACCCTTGAACCCTGAGATCTTCTCGAAGACGAGCAGAGATGTAACCAACTGAGCGAACAGAGCACCAATTGCGGTACCCGCTCGAGTTAGTCCTTCCTGATCGATCTCGGAAAGGGTGCTCATTGCAAGAGCAAGAATACCCACGGCCAGAGCGATCTGAAGAAGTGTTGCCGCCCTCAGAGTCGTCTGCATGGACTTCAGAACGCCAGTGAAAGCTTCTATGGAGTCGGTAATGCCCTCCATAAGACCACCACCGCCACCACTCAGGAAATTCCTGAGAGCCAGCACAAGGGCGCCGAAGAGGCCTGTGTTGATTCCTGCAAAGACGTCGGTGAGATCCAGATCTTGAAGTTCTTCACCGATGCCAGATCCGAAGTTGTCGAAGAAGTCGGCTATGTTGCTGCCGATAGTCTGGACACCACTCCAGACCCGATCCATGACGTTTCCGATGTTCTCCCAAATATCGGTGATCTTCTCACCGACTCGGGCCATGACATCGAGTTTATCAGTGAATTCGCCAACGTTCTTTCCAGCGCTCGTACTGTCGGTACCACTGCCTTCGAAGAGATCGACCAAATATCCGCCAAGCCGTTGAACCAGCCTGATCGGAACAGCGAGAATAGCACCGAGACCCTCAAAGAACTTGGTAAGACCTTCACCCTCCTTGATTGCCTTATGCAAAGAAACCAGGAAGTCACCGACACTTGCCGTGCTCTTGAGGAAGCCGCCACTACCCTCGCCAACGGTTTCGAAGAGTCCAAATATAGTCTTCGCAACCTGTTTGACGATCTCCCAGCCGATGCCGAGAACTGCAAAGAACCCGGCGAACGTCCGCCGGAGATTATCCGCAGTCTCCTCACCAAGCTTGAGCCGCTCCATGAAGTCACGGAAAGTGACTGTCATCTCATAAAGCTGACGCCCGGTTGTGGCCGGGAATATCTCTCGGAAAGCTTCCTTGATCGGTCTGATTACCGACATCAAAGCTTCGAAAGCATTCTTGATGCCGTCGATCAGAACAGTACGACCGCCAAGTTCTTTCCAATCCCCAAGAACCTCGTTACGAGCTTCGTTAGAACTGTCGACGAACCCACCGAGAACAGTACCCACTTCGGTGAAGAGAGTCTTGGCCTCATTGAAGTCACCAAATACAGTCTGCCAAGTCTTAGCCCATCCAGAGCTCAAACCCTCCTGAAGAGTGTTGATGAGCTGTGACATAGTTTTGACTTTGGTGGCGGCATCCCGGGCAGTGTTGCCCATCTTGAGAATCCCGCGGATCTGTTCCTCATTGTAGCCCATGGACTTGAGCTGAGACTTGGTAAGATCGCCGGTGAACTTCTGAAGAGTCTCAGTGAGAATCTCACCAGTGAGCCATCCCTCTTGCAGGGAAAGGCGGAAGCTACCAGCATCCTTGATCATGTCGTCAATGGCGACACCATGAACGCGAGCAGTATCCTTCAGAGCCTCCTGGAAGACCTTGCCACCCATACCGGCATTGACAACCGAGTTCCAGTCTTCGAGTGTGGCAGTTCCCGCAGATATAGCCTGCGAGAGCTGATACATCACTGCGGAAGCTTGCTCCGAATTCGAGCCGGAGATAGCCGCAAGGTTGGCGATACCCTTGATCGCGGAAGTAGCTACATCGAGCTTGACACCGGCAGCCGTGAAGGTGCCAATGTTCCTTGCCATCTCGGAGAAGTTGTAGATGGTTTGATCAGAGTAATGGTTCAACTCATCCAGAGCAGAATTGACCTTGGCGAGACCCTTCTCTCCCTCAAGGCCGGTGTTCGCCAGAATTGTCTGAATTGAGTTGATGTTCGTCTCATACTCTCGAAAACCCTCCATGATAGGTGCGAAAGTAAAAGACTTGAGGAACTGACTGCCCGCAGTAATCGCAGAATGAGCAACCGTAGCCAGAGCAGTTACACCGACAACGCCCATTGCTTTGAATCGGTCGGATATACTCTGGGCACTTTGCTCGATGTTCTGAAGGGAAGAAGCTTGATTGGCAGCTGCATTGCCTATGTCGGTAAGGCCTCTGGTGGCTCCAGTCAGCTGAAGAGTCTTGTTAAGACGATCCAATGAAGCGATCGTCTGATTCAGACGCTGTTCGAATCGAGCATTGTCGAACTGCATCTGTACAACACGGTTTTCGACTGGAGACGTCACGCTGAGGTCACCGCCTTCCACACTTTATCAGCAATGCTGTCAAATATAGGCTGGATTGCAGGGTTGATGTAATCACGACCTTGAACGTAACCTCCGGTTCCCGTGCCATACCCATACTGAAGCATGATTGCGACTGGAAATCCGTTTTCGACGTCGTTGTTAGTCCAAGTGATTGTGTATCTTCCCCTGTCGGATGAGACAACGAAGTCCCACGAATCTGCAGCCAGACCAGAGTCGATAGGAGTCGCTCGAACTAGAGCACTTACCCCTTCTCTTCCGCCTGACTGCAGAATCGAGAGAATATCCGGCTTTCTCATCCGCTTTAGAGCAGACTCCGTCTTGCTGAAGGAGCCGGTTGATCGCATGGAAATCAATTCGACTCCTTCAGAAGTTAGAGTGTGTTCTGTGAAGTTGAAATGCTGGTGATAGAGTGAAGCGTATACCCTGGAGAAGACGTCAGAGTAGTTGCAAACGTCTGAAGCGCAGCTTCGATATCGTCGAAACCGATGTCGCCGTTGACATTCACATGAACGCCAACGGTTGTGGAATATCCACCGTCAGGCCCATCATCAGTCATCTGGATTTCGTAGAAGCGCTGGTTGCTCCCAACGCTGAGAGTCACTTCGAGAAGTGCCATCTCACTCCTTTAGCTAGAAGCCTCGTAGGTTCCTGTGATCCTAACCTGATGGTTCGCAGAAAGCGAACCTGTTACCGGGTTAGTAGGGTTCATCACCTGTAGGTTGGTGTTGCTGGATGTTAGCGGAAAATACGCAGCCGTTGTTGTCCCTGTAGTTGACATGAGGCATTGTCCACCATAGCGAGGACCTCCAGCAATGATGTGTGCGTTGCCGACAAAATGCACATCCGCACTTGTTACTGGAACTGGCAATGCCCAATCGTAACTTCCAGAACCCACGTTTGTTGTTGAACCTATAGTCAGGTTAATATGGAAATTGATCGTTCTTCCCACTCGAGAATATCGACCGGTCAGTGTACCGTTACCCAACGTTGGGTTGGTGGTACTAGCTGTCCAAGTGGGCGTGTACGAAATCCATGCCCCAGGATTGGCAACAATGGTCCATGCAGACCAACCGCTTGCGATGTTTCCGGTTCGAATCCATGTCTCGGGCTTGTTGCTGCTACCACTTGCATGGGATGTCCAGGTCTGCTTCGCATAGTCGACCCCATCGTAGTAGGTCACGACTTCGCCAGCCTTACCAGCGAAATCCCAACCAGTAGACTGAGCTGACGTGAAATAGATCCTGCACTGACCCTGTGGATAGTTACCCACCGGAATAGACTGAGTCACTCCGGTAGGGCTGATGGTCGGCATGATCATCTGCTGCTGCCAGGTCGTCCATCCACCACCGTTGTCTGTGGAGTGGTAGGACCTTGTCCAGGACCTACAAAGACCCGTAACACCGCCAGCCCTCGCGTAGAAAACCTGAGTACACCGATCCATGTCGATGTTGATCGTGAGAACAGTTCCGAATCCCGAGGCGAGTGACCAGCTAGAACCTGTGGTAAGGCTCATGATCGAAACGCCAGTAGGATATGCACTATAAATCGCGCTCTCGGCAATGCTGTTGGCGGTGAGATTCTGAACTTTGTTGCCAGGAATGGCAGCCAGGCCAGCGGGGGTCACCACACGAAGAGCATCCGTGCCCGCGATGACCTCGGCACTGCTGGCAAGTTCGACGATGCCCTTTGCAGCTTCGGTAGCATCCGGAGGAGTTCCCGCGTCGACCAAGGTTCCGTCATGCTTCTCGAGCTGAAGATGGCTTGCAGAATCGAATGCACCACCGACTACGGTCGCCGCCTCGATCGCGAGCATTCTGTCAGCAGTCAAACCAGTGATAGTTGCCACGTGATCGCCTTTCTACTCCGAGCTGATGGTGTATGAATCTTCATCGATGAATTCGGCCATCGGCGAAGTGATTTGAAACGTTGTGTCGTCCAGCATTTGAATAACGTCGAATGGAGCGGTCGCCGTCCACGTACCATCGCCATTGTCAGTGATGATGAGATTGGAGATGGTATCAAATGCTTCGAGAAGCTCATCGAAGGTGGGAAGTCTGGCTGTTTCAGCCTCATTCCCGTATAGAATATCCTCGACGATTCCTAGGACAACAGAGTCTGTGCTTCGGGAGTCGATCACGAAATGAGACGTGCGTCGATAACCGGAAATTGCCGGGGGACGAGTGGTGATGTTCCAACTGAAATCCATGGCTTCGGTTGAATCACTGACAGTCGTGTATTCCTGATCTGACGGAGAAGCCAAAGCATTGTAAATGATGTGGATCTTGTACCCGTGCTCGTCTGACAGGTCGTTACCGACTCTGGTTCTGTAGGAGAATCCGAAAGACTTCCTACGCTGACGAGTCACGAAGAGACCCGAACGAGCCTGAGTACGACCCTCGCATTCAAGAAACTCATCGGGATAGGTGAAAGCCGTGATCGTAGCCTCATACTCTTCATATGTTGGCACGTTGGCGTACTTTACACCATCGATGTAGTAAGGCTTTGCTTCTCCGCCAGAGGAATTCTCAGTGACTGATGTCAAACCGTTCCAGACAACACCCGGATGACCTGCAACGTAGAGAACACCTCGGTCCACACCGGTTTCGTAGGAACGGGTACCGGAAGAGTTCCAGGCAAGTCTTGGCACGTGGTATTCCTCCTTTACCCGCTAGTCCCTAGTGACTTCTTCCTCTGAGCATTGAGAGCTTGACGTTGGGCGATCATGTCTCGTCTCGATTGCTTCTTCTGAGGAGCATTCTTCTGACTGCACACCTTGATAAGGGTAAGCAGTCGATTCAGATGCCAATACTGGCATTCGAATGGAATGTTGAACGAGATCATCCAGTAATAGATAATCTCTGCAGTGATGATTTCACGAATAGGTCTTTGATTGGGTGCCTCATTGAACCAAGTCGCAGTCATCTTAGCACCGATGTACTTGTTGATCTCCTCGAAATTCCCCTGAGAAAGTTTGTCGAAAATTCCCGGGGGAAGTTCCGGAGTAATCACCATCGCCTTGATGTACCAGAGAGTCTCTTCGGGAGACTTGTCGTTTGCACCAAGGAATGGTTTCTCGAAGAATGACTCCCATTTTGACAGGGAGGCCAGAGAGTGTTCCATCTCCATCTCAAACGACTCGGTAACGATGAACTCGTTCTTCTCCTCGTCGAATGACTCACCCAATGGTATTACTATGGTCAGCATCCCTGGCCTCCCTCCTTTTTACTTCTTCTCTTATGAGAAGCTGAAGAACCAGTCGTCGTCCGTACCGGTCGTGAACTTGTAGCCAGCGGCAGGCTTCGCCGTGACCATGGTGTTCTCGGTAATGACGACCGCACCGGTCACCACTTCGTTGTTGATGTAGTAGTTCACACCAGTCACCGAAGGAATCGTGATCGTGTCGGTACCGGAGTCGTAGGTCGGAGCAACCGGCGTCACAGTAGTGATGGTGCCGGAGAACAGACCGAGGACATCGGCAGGAGCAGGCAGGGAAGGGTCCGTGCCTGCAGTCCCGTAGAGGAACTCCTCGAGGGTAGTCAGAGCCGCAGCATTGACCTTGGTCGAGTCGATTGTCAGGCTGGCCGTCGGCTTGTACATTACCGAGTCGACCATACCGACCTCGACGGGGGTGGTGGTCAGCTCCCAGCTGAAGGTGATGGCCTCTGGCGAGTCGTTGATCGTCGTGTAGGCCTTCTCTGAAGGAGCCGCGAGAGCGTTGTAGATCAGATGCAACCGGTATCCGTAGTCAGTACCGTTCAGATCGTTGCCGAGACGGGTCCTGTAGGACAGACCGAAGGGCTTCCTGTTCTGCTGGCCCACGGAGACACCAGGCTGCGGCATCACCGTACCATCGCACTCCGCGAACTCGTCCGGGTAGGTGAAAGCCTCGATGGTCGCACCGAATTCCTCAGCGGAGACCAGGTTGAGGTACTTGATGTTGTCTGCGTACTGCGGGTTTGACTCGGCACCAGAAGGCGATTCGGTGACGGAGACCAGACCGTTCCAGGAGAAGCCGGTGTCATAGACACCCACGCCATTCGGAAGGTAGAGGACTCCATGATCCACACCGGTCTCGTAGTAGCGTTCGCCGGTCTGATCCCACGTGAGCAGGGCCATTTGCTTACTTCCTCTCAGAAGTAGAGATTGAACACATCATGGTGAAGATTGTTCGCCGTGTAGATCCGATTGAGTCGACACGTCGGAAGCTTGGCGACTTTGTCAGGGATCTCACTGTCGGGATTCCTGTCAATTACCGTCACCATGTAGCGCTTGTTGTAGGTGTACGGGTTGTTTCCGGCGAACTCAGTTTTCGCGTTGTCCCTTGCGTACACGATACAAGGATATTGCATCTGTACGGTAGCGGGAGGCTGGAAATATACATTGCCGCTACCCAGAATTCCCTCAAGGAGTGTCTGGAGTTGCAGCCTTGGGGCCATTGTAGACACCTCCCAGCCTCAAGATAAGACGGGGCCTCTGAACCTCGACATCCGAGACTTTCCACAGAGACCCCACCCACTCGACATAGCGAATGGCAAAGAAATGATCGTTGGCGTACGCGTCCGCGACGATGCTAATGGAGTTGTTCACCGAGAGATTGTCGTTGATGCTCTCTCCCTCCTGGAGTCTGCGAGTATTACGAAGTACATCACCGAAATATGATCTCTCAGTAATGACATCCTCCCAGACTCCAGGAGACGTCTCCACAGTTTCGCCGTAACCGACCTTACCGTGGAATCTTGCCATGGCTAGAGTCGACTATCAGGCAGCCGGACGGGTGAACGACCACTCGTCTTCGGCGTTGGTGGCGAAGTAGTAACCACTGTCCGCGGTAGCCAGAACATTGAGCGTCGCACCCTCAGCGAGAGCACTCTGAGCACCAGGCGTCAGCGTGGCATCGGTGTCCGCGTTCACGTAGGTAACGCCGGTCACGGTCGGGATGGTGACGACGCCCGTGCTCTCCACGAAGGTCGGCATCACCGGAGTGGCCAGAACGTTGGAACTGGAGACTCGCTTGACGACCAGGGCAGACTTGTACTTGACCAGAGCACCGGATATCCGAGTCTCGATCAGCCACTTGAGCTGGTTGTAGTCGATGTCGAAGTCGTCGAAGAGAGTAACCTCACCGCCCTTGTCGGCACCGACATTGTAGTCACCCAGGTTGACGATGATGCCGAACAGATCCGTGTGATCCTGCATCACCTCGACCTCGACGATCCGGTCGACCATCAGAGCCGCAGCGAGAGCCTCCTTGGTCTCCCAGCGAGGACGACCGAAGGAATCTTCCGTCAGGAGCATCTCCACCAGCACGGGACGAGTAGTGTAGAACGTCGGGGTACCGGTGCCGTGGTAGAACTGCATACCACGCTTGACCGCCTTCACGACCTCGTAGTAGTCCGGAGTCGCACCGACATTGACGTTGACGACGGTAGCGAAGAGCTCATGCTCGTTCAGGATCGAACGAATGCCCAGACCATCGGTCTGACCGACCGGGTCCTTGATCTTGTCCTCGTCGGACACGTCACGACCGTCACCGATGAGGATCGCCCGAGCGAGCTCCTCCTCCAGCATCAGACGCATCTCGCCCTTGATCCAGGCGACCACGTCGAAGTCGGTGATGTCGACCACGTCGTCACGGTCGAGCTTCTGCTTCTTGTAGACGGTCGTGGGTCCGGTCGTCCGCTTGGTGACCGAGAAGAACTCTTCCTTCTTGAAGTTCCCCTTGATGTAACCCTTGGCCCGAGCCTCCTCCATGGTGATGTCGGCCAGGATAGTCCTGACCCTGGAGAAGGGACTCCGCCGCACACCACCGAGAACACCGGAGACCCACTCGGTCCGCCGCTTGATCCACTCGGGGGTGTTGCTGAGAGTCTGGGCATCCGGAAACAGAACCTCGAGGTTCTCGATCCCGTGCTGAAGAGCGTAGTTCTGGGCGGCCTCCTTGAGGGAGCCGATCTTAACGGCGTCGGCCATGATCCCCTGAACATCGGCGTGCGACAGCGTGTGCTTCTTCACCTCGACGTCGGTACCCTGCTGCTCGAACACGTTACGCGACATGTCCGCTCCTTCCTGGTGATTGAGGTCGCCCTCGTCAGTCTTCTTGTCGTCGCCGTCGGAGTCGTCGGCCTTGTCTTCGGAATGCTCCGCGGCGTCACTCTTGACAGTGAGTTCCAACGCGGCCTCTACCATGGCGTGAACGACGTTCTTCGCCTCATCTGAGAGGTTGTTGTAGGCGTCCTGAAGAGTCTCATCACCCTCATCAGATGACGTATCTTCCTCAGCATGTTCGAGCTCGAACTTGAGCCCGGTGTGGATGATGGCCTCGTCCTCGAGAGCCTCGATGTCGCCGTCACTGTGCCTGACACTCACCCAGTCGATCTTGGCACCAGGATTGGCACCAGCGAGAACCAGACTGACTTCACGAATCATTCCGTGAGTGACGACGCTGCCCTTCTTGACGAGCTGGTTGGCGTAGATCGACATCATCGTGATGTCGCCATGCTCGACCAACATCTTCGCGTTCTTGCCCTGGGGCGTCTCATTGCAGAAGGCGTATGCGTAGACGCCATCACCACGAGCTTCCAGCTTGGCGTGACCCAGAACGTTGTCGGCCTTGTTGTGTCCGTGCTGCCAGACGAGAGGAAGCTTCATCCCGTCCATGTGCTTGAAGGCCTCAGCCGTAATGGTTAGACCGTCGGAGCACTTGAGGCCAGCCTTGGTAGCGTAACCACTGAAGTCAGCTTCCATTTTGACTGTCTCCTCCTGTCCCTACTAGTTGGGGCGGTGGCGACTCCGACGGAGTCGATGGTTGTGGCATGTTGCTGTTCTGTAGCTTGTCCGCCTTCGGGTCCTTGGCTGGTTTGAAACCAATACCTTGACGGATTTCGTTGGAGGTAAGAATCTCGTTCCGAGTGAACTTATCGGCGATCTCCGCAACCTGTTCCATAGGAACGAGTTCGAACGGGTTACGGAAGAACAAGATCGACTGACCTTGGGTCCGAGCAGTCTTGGTGAGGAATGCTCGACGCATAGACTCAGTAACTGCCCTGAGAACAGGCTTGATTGTCCGGTTGTAATAATTGATCATGGCCTTCTCATCGGCCGTGCCATTCATTACTTCTTCCGTCAAACCAAGCTGACTGTAGAGCATTGCCGTGAGATACTCAATCTGTTTGAGCAGGTTGTTCTCTGCTGGACGGTTCAGCTGTGTAATCTTCTCAGTTCCGTCTGTATAGGCAATGCCGTATCTACTACCCTTGAGCTGGAACTCGATGTCCTTTCGACGTTGTTCAGCCTGCTGTCGACGAGCCTCAGACTTGATGACGTACGGGAGCTGAATGATCATATCAAGCTTGCCCGAACTGGACTGCTCATCCACAGCATCAAGCATGTTCAGCTTTCGAATGAGTCGTTGAAGCGTTGAGTTCGGCTCATTCATTACAGCATAAAGAGGGTTTTCGACTATCGCGACAAACTTCTTAAGGAGTGTGATCTCCTCACGATAGCCTTTCTTCTCATTGTAAAGACTGACACGTACCTTGTCCGGGTACCATGCTACGATCTCGGCAACGCGAAGAGACTGAACATCAAATCCACCAGACTGTGCGGGGTTGATCGTTGTATCAACAGGAACAATCGCAACAACTCCCTTATCGAAGAGAGACATCGCCATGTCCTGACGGAAGTGAGTGGCCCCTTGGTCCATGTTCGCTTCGAGAGTGAGACAATCATTCAGACCACTGATGATGTCTTCCAAATATCTCCCACTACTATCCAAACGAACATGACGAATGTCAACTGCTGCAAGGTCAATACTCAAACGAGTGAGAATCGATGCTATGATCGACCGCTCATTAGAATATGTCAGTTGCACTCGGTCTTGACGACCGCCGTAACTGTAGCCGCCAGCATATGAGGCATCTCGATAGTTCTCATCCGTGAAAGCATTCCATGCGTGCTGAATGCTATTCTTCAGACGGGAAAGTACTCCCATGAGTCACCTCCTTTCTGGTCACTCGAAGGCTTCTTTGTTGAGTTTGTATGCGACGTAAGCATCCATCAAAGCGGCAACGTTATCGATCTTCGCTTCTTGTCGCTTCTTAAGAAGCTTCCTGTTACCGTTTGTGTCTTCCATGGTGATGGAATTACCCATGGCGAAACTCATGAGTGCTTCATCAAAGATGAGCAGTCTTTCCTCACTCAGATTCTTCAGTTCTCCGAGCGGAACCGACTCCGTCTTAGCACCCTGAATTACCTTCTCGATGGCGTAAGGACCATACTCGGCCTCCCAACGAGCAACGAATTCCTTGGCATTGTACGGGTCGAAACCAAAAGCACGAACATCGTACCTTGACTCTGTGATGAAACCATCTATGTCATCATAGACTTCCATCATGTCAAGAACAGTTCCCTCAAGAACATGAAGACTGCCTTCTTCGATGAACTCGTCGTACTTCTGACGCATGGCGCCAGGGAGTTTCATCAAAGTCAGGGAAGTGATGTAGCTTCGCGTCTTTATCCCGAAACCCTCGCGCAACGGAAAGAGGAATGTGAACGCACAGAAGTCATCACCCTGGGAAAGGTCCGCACCGAGAGCACAAGGCATCTCCCAGAATTCCCGATGACGATGAGGTATAGTCTCTTCGTAAGTAAAGAAGTAGGTATACCCCTCCATCGGAATCCCAAAGCGCTTAGCCAAGATGTCGTTGCGAGACGCGGGGGCTTTCTCGGCTCGTTCAACATCGAGTTGGTAAGTCTCATAGGTGATGGTCTTTCCCAGGTTTGGATTCGCCTTTGGCCACATGGCCGGATCAGCGACTTCCTCAAGTTCATCCAACTTGTAGTGCCAGATTGAAACGTGAGGAGCTAGGTACTCGCCCTTGAGAATGTCAGCGAGTTCCATTTTGATGGTGTCGCCACTGCCGTTACGAACTGTCCCCTCTGAGCTGATCGCAACAATCAAGTAGTCGTCCAGCTTTGAGGCGCCTTGTTCCACAGCTCCTACGACATCCTCTCGAATGTCGCCAGAAAGCCATTCGTCGATCGTTGAAACTTTGGGGCGGAGACCCTGAAGCTTGTTGATCGACATCGGGCGGACTTCCAGCAGGGAGCCAGTCAGAAAGTTCTCGATACCCTTCTTTGTGGAGGCAAGCTTCACCCGATTCGCTTTGGAACCAGTGGTGTTCTGAAGAGAGCCCTCCGTCAAGAACTTGAATAGGGGCCCACGACTCCTTGTAATTGCTGTTCGGAATGGCGACATCACCTCATCAGCTTGTTTCATCGTCGGAGCAGTCGTGATCTGATGTGTGGTCGATGTGTCTACGTTCAAGAAGTAACTTTGTATGCACTCGGCATACATAGACTTAGCGGCACCTCTGGCAACTATGAGGTACTGCTTTGTAGTCAGCCGCTTCTTGATTGTCTTGTTGACGTATCGACCACCATGATTGTCTTCTGTCGGCTCGTATACACTTCGTTCGACGAAGTAATACCAACCAAAGATCTGTTCGGCCCACAACTTGAATGTAGGAAGCAGATGTAGATCGCTGCCATCGGTAAGTGTGAGCTCATTCTCGCAGTAGAGAATGAAACCCTCGACAACCCCGTCGTCATAGTAGATGTTAGGGTTGGCAATGAGCGCGTCGATTCGGTTCATCTCCAGTGTGACTTCTCGATTCACTGGAATTTCGCCGCGAAGTACTGCGTCACGGAATTGTCCGTAATATACCGGGACTGCAGTATTCGACAATCCCACAGCCAACCCCCTTTCTACTGATCAACCCACTTACGAATCCTTGCATACTTGGTGGCTGTGTCGTGACCATCCCAAGTAGTGTTATGCTGCGGCATGTGCCATGAAACCTGACCAGTAGGAAGTTCGATATAGACGACCGGCCATTCAGGCACAAGTGGGTCCATACGAATTCCAGTGGAAAAACCTGCCGCATAAGATAGACACATAGCACGAAGTACGAGACCGTATCGAATCTCATAATCGAGATCATGCTCTTCTATCTTAGAGAGAGTTTCTCGAAGATCTTCGACAGTACTCATGATCTGGCAGCCAATGCCTTAGCAATTTCACGAGATGCGTACTTGGCCGCTTCCTGCTTACCTATGTTAAGCAGTGTCTCGGTAACGAACTTCCGAGTTTGTTCTCCAACAGTACGCGGTCTTGACCGGTTGTACTGCTGTTCCAGATTCATGCGATTGACAAGATCCTGGAGTTCTCTGGTGGAGAGAGACTTTGTTCCACCAGCCTTGACTCGAGCCTTGTACTCTGCGGTCTTCTTTGCATCGTCGGAAGAAGGAGTAGACGATCCTGAAGGGTTGTCTCTGCGGACGCCCCATCGCATACCCTTGATGCCGTAATGCTCGAGAACACTTCCGATGGTCTTTACGACGTCGGTACGTTGGGATCTGTCCATGCTTCACCTTCCCTTTGGACGTTTATGCTCCATTCGAGCTTGTTGATCTGCTGCTGTAGAGACTCGATCACGAATGAAGTAGGGGGCGGATCGAACAGGAGACGTACACGAAGAAATACGTAAGACCGCACTTGGTTCAGACGCAGATCTTCACCGAGGAAGGCGTCCCACGTAGGTGTGGCATCCTCGATCATGAAACCTTCACTCGGTCCGATACCCAGCTGATTCAGCGTAGAGAATACGGAGTTGATGTGAGTGAGAATATCGGTGTCAAAGTCTGTGTAGTCAGCTTCGAGACCGAGAACCTTCTTGGTGCTGTTGAGAATGCTGTGATCCACGCGGGACACCTCCTTACGGGATGCTAGCCCTGTCGCATCAGACGATTCACTTCGTCCTGAACGACGTTCACCTTGTAACCGGCCTCGGCCAGTCGTCGGACTCGAACGCTTCCGTCACCCCACTTGCCCTGGATGACCTCCCGAGCCACCTCGGCAGTTGTCTTCTTCAGGTCCGGCTTGGAAGTCTTGCCCATCAGGTACTCGACCCGGGACTGAACCTCCTCGTAGTCGTAACCAGCCTTCTCGAGACGATCCTTGCGCTGTTCACCATTGCCCCACTTTCCCTGAAGGACTTCCCTGGCGACCTGATTAACGGTCATCCCAGGCTTCGGGACGGGCTTCGTGCTCGGACCAGTGGAAGGCTTGGTTGACGGCTTCTTCTCTGGAGCACGATAGGTGCCCTGGAAGAAAAGAACGTGAATGTGATCGTAGTGATTCTCAGTCACACTTCCACGGTCTTCCATCTTTCGACGGACGCCGGGCTGGGTAACGGTTGAAGTGATGTGCTGTTCCCAGATGACGTGGCGGAGACGAAGGCGCTCACGGTTCTTCCAGATGTAATTACGTATCCAGTCACCACCCTTCTCATTACGAACCATGAGATCGAGAGCAAGCCCTGTGGCGTGCTCCGAGCTGGAGCCCATACCCCACATAAACCAGATCTCGTGGCCTTCCTTCTTGGCCGCATCGAAGAGTTCCTTGGAAATGGACTTCGTCTCAGGCTTGACCTTGCCGAGCTTGGAGCTGACGTGCGTGTAGGTGACGCTCACTCCTTGACCTCCTTGGCATTGGTCTCCTCCACCTCGAAATCGGCTGAATCCTCACCAACATTCGGATCGAATTCGTCATAGGTGCAAGGAGCCTGTTCGGGCTCAGGCATTTGTTCTCCTGTCTACCAGAGATTTGTATCGCCACGCTTACGCTCAACGAGAGGTTGGGGAAGCAGTTTCTCGTCTCCGTAGTGAATGGCATTGTGTGTTCGATGAGTTGTCGTAATAAGGTTGTCGAGATCGAGAATACGAGATTCACCATCTGCAATTTCTTCGACAGTCATCGGATTCAGGTGATGAATATAAGCACGATCACTGATCTCATAACCAGCGATTCCCAAATCACACCCGTTATCTCGAGCGATTACATCATGACGAATCTGACGCCATTCTCTGGACGTATAGAATTGCTGATTGATGTACCGGTCGAAACCAAAAGTTGCTCGGCCAACTTCCCCGCGGAGCATTAAGTACTTGAAGCGATCGATGAACGTGTCGAGTTGGCGAAGCTCTGAATATGACCTAATCTTCATAGTCGTCATCAGACTCGACAGGCGCACTTCCTGAATAAGCGCGCATGGCCAAGATAGCCTCTGTGTAAAGTTCTTCGATCCGTGCCTGACTCTCCATCGCTTCGATCTTGACTTGAGTCAGCTGGTTTTCATGAGCCAAGCGCTCTTGCTCGAGTCGTTCTCGTGATGAACCGAGCTTGAGGAAGTGAACTGTCTCCTGAGCCGAAGCCGTTCCCTCAGAAAGACGCCTCTCAACGAGGTCGTGGGCCAGTGAGATCAGCTGGTTCTCACGGCCCTCAGGAGTTGTAGCTGTCTTCCGACGACTTCTCTCAGGTAGGGGTTCAGATTGTCGTCGAGCTCGCATAG